AAGGTTTGATCGTGGCGACAGCCAAGACGCAGACATATGTGCCTATTTCCCGATCCAAGCCGCACTGGTCGTGCGGTAGTTCTAAAGTTTAGGAGTTTAAAATGGCTTTAGGTTTTACAGAGACTAGCAGTTCCGGGGGTGGGGATTTCCTGCCTATTATGAAATTCTCAGCTAAAGATGGATCGTTTGTGCGCCAAGACCGGCATAAAACATCCGAGGGGACTTGGGAAAAGAGCGAAACCGAAATGGATTTGCCCTTTAAAGTGGTGATGGATATGGACGCAATCGAGGTGGGCTTCATCGCCTTTACCCAGACTGGCCCAGACTTTCGCTTTGTTCAAGTGGGCGAGCCAATGCCGGTCAAGCCAAGCGACGAACACAAAGAGGGATTTCGCATCCGCATGTTCAACAAAGAGATCGGCTTGCGTGAGATGAGCAGCAGCAGCAAGATCGTGCGCAATCAAATGAACGATCTTCACGATGCGTATTTGTCTGGCAAGGCTGACAACCCCGGCAAGGTGCCAGTGGTTGAAATCACCGGCTCTGATCGCATCCAGATCGAAACAAAGGCGCAAGGAACGCAAACCTTTCGCTCACCGAAATGGTCAATCGCTGGTTGGGTTGATCGCCCGGCTGGATTAGACAAGGCAGAACCTGCCACAGAACCCACCCCAACAGTCGCACCGGCTGCTGTTGTCCCTGCATCAGTCGAGGGCGCTGACTTGTTTTAGCGGTGGTAGTGACCGGCGGCAGGGTTTTTCTCCCCCCTAGCCGCCGGTCATGTCTCAGGGACAAAGGGGGAAAGGGATAATAAGATGACAAATATTGCAGCATACATAGAGCAAGTCGCCATCCATTATTGGGGTGAGCCGACTAGCAGGCGCGGTACTGAGATCCGCTGGGGCAACCACGGCAGCAAATCAGTTGACACGCGCAAAGGGGTTTGGACAGATTTCGAGACTGGCGCTGCGGGCGGGGTGATTGACCTTGTGCGCGCCAACGAACCAGCGTCTATTAACGGCAACATTCCTGACGTGCTTGAGCGAAAGTTTGGCATCAGCAAGCAGCAACAAAAGGCGCTGCCAGTCGTGCCGAAGATGTCTCGCGCTTATGATTACTATGACAGCGACGGCGTTCTGGCTTATCAGGTGCTGCGGTTTGACAACCCCAAAACATTTAGACAACGACGCCCGGATAACAGCGGTGGCTGGATCAACAGCATCAAAGACATTGACCCTCTGCCATACAACCTACCGGCCATCATGCAAAACCCACAAGCGCCAGTATTTATTGTTGAGGGCGAGAAATGCGCCGATGCACTGATTGAGCTTGGCCTGATCGCCACCACCAACAGCGGCGGCTCAAAGAACTGGAAGCCGGAGCTGGCGCAGTATTTCGCCGATCGAAACGTGATTGTGCTGCCCGACAACGATGAGGCCGGGCAAGCACATGCCGACACAGTGATAGCGGCGTTGCACGGCACAGTCGGCAAGATCAAGCGCCTAGACTTGCCCAACCTGCCGCCAAAGGGTGACGTGGCTGATTGGCTGCAAGCTGGCAATGGCAAGAACGTGCTGCTGGAACTAGCGCGGCAAGCGCCAGTGGTTGAGACAGCGCCAGAGCCGAAGCCTGATGTGTTTGAGACATACAACCTCGATTACCTCAAGAATATGCCGCCGGTCGAATGGTTGCTGGATGGTATCCTTACAAGGCACGGCTTTGCTGTGCTGTACGGTGCGCCGGGCATTGGTAAATCGTTCATGTCGATTGATTGGGCGCTGTCTATTGCCTATGGGCAAGAATGGCACGGCAGGGCTGTAAAGCAAAACGCTGTTTTGGTGATAGCCGCAGAGGGTGTGGGTGGTTTGGGTAAAAGGGTGAGGGCGTGGCAGGCGCACAGTGACCAGCACGGTGACGCACCGTTCTATGTGCTGCCGATGGCTGTCAAGCTGCTTGACCAGCAAGAACTCGACAAGCTGCTGCGCACTATCGACAATTTCAAGCAAGAGTTTAGCCTTATCGTGATCGACACTGTGGCAAGAACACTAGCCAGCACCGGCTCAGATGAAAACGATGCCACGGCTATGGGGCAGTTTGGCGAGATGTGCGGCGTTATACAACGACACGCTGACTGCGCCGTCTTAGCCGTGCATCACTCTGGCAAGGACGCTGCGAGGGGAATGAGGGGCAGCAGTTCCCTTTTGGGTCTAAGCGATACTGTGTTGGCACTGTCGAGCAGTGAAGGCCGGGTGACGCTGAAGATGGAAAAGATGAAAGACGCAGAACCAATAGCCGATGCACAGTACGAACTGACGCCTGTCGCGCTGATAGATGACAGCAGTGCCGTGCTGTTGCCAGTCGAAGCTGCCGAAAAGAAACGTGGTGCAAAGCTGACGAGTGGTCAGTTGCTGGCATTGCAGGCGTTGCAGAATGGCCTGATTGATATGAGCGCAACGGCTATGTCAGTAGATCGGTGGCATGAATTGCACAAGAATAAATGCCCGGATCTTACGTCAAGCAAGCGCCGAGATGACCGCGCAGCACTGCAAAACAAGGGTGTGTGTGTGATTGACGGCGGGAAAGTATGGATAAACAGAGAGTTAGGAGAAAATGTGTGATGGCTGTAATTGAAATCACACACCAATCACATACCCATCACATACCAAATCACATATGTGTGAGATGCGATCCCCCCTATAGGGGATCACAATCACACAGTGGGAATGATCGCAGGGAGAGTATTTAAGATGGTTAAAAAACCGACCAAACCAAGCAAACAACATTATGCGCCTAGTCAGATGGCAATGCGTCGTATGCAGGATGCGCTGCATGAATATGATCGAGCCGCGACAGCGATGGAAGCGAAGTGGGGTGTGGATAGATTACCGTGGCTAGTTGAACAGGGATTGCGTGGTAGATTTGAAGCGCAGATGGATCTGTTGAATAAGGCTATTGAGGATCAGCACGATGTTGAGCATCAGGTGTCTGTGACATTGCGTGGGCTGGCTGCGCTTGAGCAGGCTGCTATCGCTGCCGGGCATAAGCCGCTGACTGGTGAGTATTGGGAAGCGGCAATGGATGATGGCAAAGTGCTGGCGATTACGCGCAGTAACTATGAGGCGGGCAAGGTGGCGAAAGAAAACCGCGAGATGGTGGTCTACAGCATTGATGAGATCGCAGCTATCGTGTCAGGCTGGCGTAAAGACAAGGCCGGGCAAGTGGCAGAAATGGCGAAAGAGATGTTCCCCGGAGCTGCTGTTGAGAAGGTTAGAACAAGAACTGAAAAGGAACTGAATGATGAAATCCCTTTCTGAAAACAAGCGACCGTGGTCTGTTGCGCCAATGCGCTGCTTTAGCGACAGGCAGCTTAACGAAACCGACCTGCGTGTGCTTGGTGCGTTGTGTGGCTTTACAAACCGACACGGTGTGTGCTGGCCGTCTATGGATACGCTGATGAGTGTTAGCAGTATGAAGAGCCGCACGTCGGTGCATCAGAGTGTTAAGAAGCTCAAGAAACTGAAGTATGTGCGTCAGCTAAACCCAAAGGATTACCAAGAGACAATGACAGGATGGAAGAGCAACAGGTATCAAGTGCTGTGGGATGGTGACGAAGCGTTGCCCCGGTGGGAAGATGTACAGTCTGCCAAGCCATTGCAGTTACGCAGTGACGCAGACGATGAACCTAAAGAGACAGGGGGTCTGGGGGATGTAGGCTTATACACTCACACACCCGACGACCCAGTCGCCGAGGCGATAGCCCACACATATCTCAGCGCAGTGCAGCAGGCGACCGGTCAGGTCAGGATGTATGACAACGAGATAGCACACGCCCGGCGTCTGGCGCTCGCTGGCTTCACTGCGGCTGACGTGCGGGCAGCAACCCTCAACACTTGTGACGCTGCGCTTGAGCGGCGGGCAGGGGTGCCGTCGCTCTACGACGTTGCGCAGGCTATGCTATGATGTACCGCGCAGCAAACGTTGGTTTGTCGGTGTACGCCGCAGGAAAAAACGATCCTGCCGCTGCGCAAAAATCGACCCCTTCCCCCCCGCCATCGCCCACTGCGATAGGGGGGTGTCACACAAAATTTTCGTCTCAAACGCGCAAACCGTGCCGCTCTTGCGATGCTGGCTGGATACGTCAGCCCGACGGCTATGGTTGCGTCGAATGGGCATCGTGCTATTCTTGTGGGGGAACAGGAGAGGCTGATGATTGATGAGGGCGACGGCTCATTTGAGCGGAAGTTGAACAACCGGCAATGCCCGCGCTGTCGTAGCGCGATTGTATTGCGGCGTGACGACGCGCAGAAAAGGGAATATGATTGCAGCGTATGTAGTTTAAAAATTATTGATGTAAAAAGGGACGACGAAAGATGAACAGATACGAGTTATTGGATGCGGCCAAGGAGACTGTGGCTGATCGCGGCGAGGATTACGGTAGCATTTGGGAGAACCACGAGCGCATTGCTATTATTTGGACGGCGCTTATTGGCATACAGATTGAGCCAGAGCATGTAGCTATGATGATGGCCGGGGTAAAGTTAGCTAGGTTAGCGGCGACGCCCGATCATCAGGATAGCTGGGTGGATCTAGCTGGTTATGCCGCAACAGGATCGGAGTGTTTGCATGTCAGGCAAAACAACGCCAACGATTAGACAGCAGCGGGCGGCGCTGGCGGCGAGTGATGAGGATCGTCGCGAGGCGGTGGTGCAAGAGTTAGAGGCGATTGGCGCGGGTGAGGCGACTGATGTTATCCAGTGGGATGATATGGGGCGGGTTACGTTGACGCCGAGTGATCAATTGTCGGATCGCGCCCGGCGGGCGGTGAAAAAGGTTAAGATTACGCCCAATCAGTTTGGTAATCAGATTGAGGTGGAGATGCACGACAAGTTGTCGGCGCTGCGGTTGTTGGCGAAGCATCGCGGTTTGTTAGAGCCTAATGCGAATGATCAGAAGCCAAGTATGATTGGCATTAACATTACTGGGCCAACGGCGAAGATCGTCGAGATTGAGGGCGATGATGGGTAAGGTCATTGATATGAAGGATTACATCAGCGTCCGGTTTTTTAAGCAGGATATATTGTGTGGATATTGCGAGCAGTTGACTAGGGGCCGGGTATATGATGGCGGTGAGGCTATTGTTTGTTCGGTATGCAGTGGGCCTATGCTTGAGTTGACTAGCGATGATTATGCTGGCGAGTCCACTATTATTTTTGAA